ATTTCACTGAATGGAAAGATTTTAACGATGAATATACAGTAATGGATTTTGATGATATTGACCTTGAATTTCGAGTAAAACCAAATACAGTAAAATATCGTTTATATCTATGTAATTATATTGATGATATTGATAATAATATTGGTATAAGTGTATCTAGTGGTGATAATTTAAACAAAATAGTAATTGCTGTTGAAAGTTTTAATTCATCATTTGTTAGGTGGCTTACTGATTGGATTGAACTTGAAATTGGTGATATTAAGTAACATATTGTTGTAAAAATACAACAACCCCTGTTATAAGTATGGTATAAAATATTGTAAAAAGTTGTTGACAGGATCAGCCAAGGATGGCATAATAACCACATTGAAACAAAACTGATAGAGATCATAGCATGAACACTGAAACTCGATTTGTTATGTTTGAAACCAAATATAATAATGCAATTTCTTATATCAAGAAACAACAAACTGATGATGTAATGTCCAGTATAACAAATTGGTTATTGGATACAGAAATTAATCCGTATTCATTTTTACCAAACTCTTATGCTGAATTGGCATATACTGCTGAGGGTTTTGAAAGTTTATTGCATCAAATTCGTCATGCATTATTTGATGATGGAGATATTTCATTTCCTGTTATAAATAACAATCCATATATATTATTTGTTGATAGATATGAAGCTACTATAAATTCTTTTGCTGATCTTTCGTTATATGTTGAAGATATTTATGAAGATATTTATGATATTGTTTGGTTAAATAGTATTGAAGAATTTATGTTTGCTGCTGATGAAAATCATAGAAAAACCATTAAAAAATGTTTTAATAGTGATTTAAGACGATTTGGTATTGATAATGCAGTATCACATTATAAAAATTATAAAGTTTTTGATGAATCTTGGATTCCTACCAAATAACAGAGATTATATTATGAGCTTTTTTACACCAGTTAAAACAAAATCCACTGAAGTAATTTTTGATTCTGATTTTAATGAAAATGTTAAACGAGAATTGACTACAATCCAAAAAAATATTAATAAACGAAATATTAATATTAATTATGATACTAATGATTATCATATTAATACTAATAATAATGATGAAAAACCTGTTGATAAAGTATTAGGAGTATTGAAAAAAACTGAACATTTTGGTAATAAAATTACTATTTGGGGAGTAAGATTTATAATTGTTGTTTTTGTGTTAGATTATTTTTTTGGTGGTTTTATTAACTGGTAAATGGTTTATTGTGAGTACATATCATGAGTGATTATACTATGAAATTTAAATATGTTGATGGTTGGATGGGTGGCCATTTTGAAGCAAACGGAGAAAAAGTTGTACTTCGTGATAAACCACCAGCAATTTTAATTATAGATGGGCGTCCATATGATGCTATTTATCAACCATTTCAGGGGACTGATGATGATAATGGTCATCAGTATCCATGGCGAATAATGGATATTGGGGTTATTGATGGCGATATTAAAAAAAGGTTTTTATCTGTTCGGCAACTAAAAGACCATGAAATAAAAATTGAATTTTTAGAATAAAATGTTGTTGACACCAGATATTTTTACTGGTATACTACACATTCTTCAGTACACTATTTGGATATTTTACATGCGAATCACTGATGCCAATCAGCATTTCTGTGGACCAGAACCGAAATTCGATGATACCACATTATCCAAAATGGATATGATAGTATCATTGAATTGGTATGCTGCTAATAAATCTAATTTAGATGCTATCACCTATGCTGAAAAATATTTTAAGGCAGTATTAAAAACTGAATTAGATAGTAAATCAGTAATTCCTACATTTGGTTTTCTCTGTAGAATGCTTACTAATGGTGCTGTTTTATCTGAAAAAGATTTAACCTGGTTTAATAATCAAATTACAGAATTACAAAAAAGTACAATAAAGATTGTACCACCACCAGAACAAAAACAAAAAAATGTACAAGAAAAGATTAAGGATAAATCTGATACTTGTATTGCTGAACTAGAAGGAACTTTTGATGATTTTGTAACATTGAAATTTAATACCAGTAATATTATTCCATACAATATAATGAAATCTTTTGATATTAAAGTAGCAAAAGATATTATTATTCACTTTAAAAATAAAAGAGCAGAATTTGCTGAAATTCTAACCACTAATGATCCACAATTGATAGAAGGATATAACAATTTTACTAAAATCCAAATTAGAAAAATAATTAATTTTATTGATCTGATTTTATCAGATGCTAGTAGAATTGGTACTGAAGTTATTAGTAACAGGAAACCAAGAACTAAGAAAGCAACACCAGTAGATCAATTGTTAAAGGTACAATATTGTCCTGAATATCCAGAATTAAATATTAAATCTATTGAACCAAAATCAATTATTGGTAGTAATCAGGTTTGGTTATATAATACCAAGTATCGTAAATTGATTTTGTTAAATGCTCAAGATGGTACTGGATTTAGTATTAAAGGTACTACTATCTATAATATTGATGAACAAACATCAATACAAAAGATTGTCAAACCAGAGGTTGTATTAGGTGTATTGAAAGCTACTAAAGTTGGTTTAAGAAATATTATGGCCAATATCAGGACTACTGTTAGTTCTGTTACAGGTAGACTAAATACTGATACAATTATCTTAAAGGCAATAAAATGATTATTATAGATTGGAATCAAGCAATAATTACTGCGATGTATACTGCATTAGAACCAAAAGATATTAATGAATTTAATTTACGAGCATTGATATTATCAACAATAAAGGATATAACAAAAAAGTTTAAATCAAAATATGGTTCTGAAGTAGTAATAGCTTGTGATTGTTATACTACTTCATATTGGCGGAAATCATATTTCCAATATTATAAATCTGATCGTAAACGACTTAGAGACAGTTCTAAATATGATTGGAGTATTATATTTCCAATACATAATAAGATTAAACAAGAATTAATTGATAATTCTATGTATAAGGTATTGGATATTGATACTGCTGAAGCTGATGATATTATTGGGACACTAGTTCAGCAATATCATAATGTAGAAAAAATTCTTATTATATCTAGTGATAAAGATTTTCTACAATTACAAAAATATTCAAATGTATATCAGTATTCTATTAAAAATAAAACATTAATTGAGGATAATAATCCAGCAAGAGGATTAAAGGAAAAAATCATTCGTGGTGATCGCAATGATGGTATTCCTAATATATTATCTGCTGATGATGTATTTGTTACTAATACTCGTCAAAAAAGTATTATTAGCGATAAATTGGAACAATGGTTAAATCAATCGCCAGAAAAATTTTGTAATGAAGAAATGCTTAGAAATTATTCTCGTAATAATGTTTTAATTAATCTTGATTGTATTCCTGATAGTTTAAAGAATATTATTTTATATAAATATATAGAAACAAAACATCAAACCAGACAAAAGTTTTTATCATATTTAATAGAAAATCGAATGTCTGAATTTATATCTGATATTTCAGATTTTTAGGAGAATATTGTGCTTGATTATACCGACATGCTTTACTCAGAATTTTTCGATGCATTTAAAATGTGTACTACTGATACAGATAGAATTTCTGTATTAAGGAAAAATGATAATCTTAGATTTAGAACATTTTTAATTGGTGCATTTAATCCAACTATTAAATTTGATGTTAGTATTCCTAAATATACTCCTGCTATTGAACCAGCCGGATTAAATTATAGTAGATTATCAGCCGAAGTTGATCAATTATATTTATTTGTTGAGAACCATCCTAATAGACCAAAAAATTTAAGTAAACAAAAACAAGAAAATGTATTAATTGGTATACTAGAACGAATAAATAAAGATGAGGCATTATTATTATTAAAAATGTTAAATAAAGATTTAGAAATACCACATTTAAATAAAGAACTTATTAATATTGCATTTCCAGAATTATTATAAAGAGGTAAATTAAAAGAAGATGTATTCCGGTGCTACTAAATTATTTCGTGCTCAAAAATCCGAACGAATGAATAGACGAGATAATAAAGATGAATTTGGTTATCCAAATCAAACTAAACAAAAGAAATCAAATAGAGTAAAATTTAAAAACTTTAAAAGAGATACTGTATATGAATAAGGATCAGATATTAACACGAATTAGAGAACTTGAATCTAATACAGAAAAATATAATGCTGAATTATATGTCCTTAATAATGAATTATTATCATTATATAAGGAATTAAATAAAAATGGTAAACTATCTGAAAATAATACCCAACCTGGACCAATGTTATTAGTAGAATAAAAAAAGTGTTGACAAGTTTTGCTGGTCGTGGTACTATAATCCTGTAAGTTTACTTTGGAGTTATATCGTGATTACCAAAACAAAGTTTGATAAACGTATGGTTAATAAGAAACCAGTAGTACAACCATATCGCAGATCAGATCATAAAGAAATTCCATCATATAATTTAATTACTGAAACAGTATCAAAAACTAATACTCATGCCGACTTATACATTCAGAAATAAAACGACCAATGAACAATTTGATATATTTATTAAGATGATTAATCTTGATCAATATAAATTAGATAATCCAGATCAAGAACAAATTATTGGTACACCAAATATTGTTTCTGGTATTACTAATAGTAAAAATCATAAAGTTCCTAGTGGATTTAAAGATGTACTTAGTAAAGTTGCTGAGGCACATCCTACTAGTGAAGTTGGTAAAACCTATGGCAATAAAACTGCCAAACAAATTAAAACAGAACAAATTGTAGCAAAACATATTGGTAATATAAATGTTTAGTGCAGCCACATTTAGAAAAGTATTAGAAGATAATTTATCCTGTAAAGAAATAAATATTAAATATATTGATTCCATTCCAAAAGATATAGTATCTGCTTTTTTTGATAATGAATATGTAAATAATATTGCAATAACAGCAGAAAATAATTTAGTAACTTTGTTAGGACCAGATTTGTATAACGAGTATGCTTGGTTTTTCTGGGATTGG